CACCTCATCATCAGTGACTACATCTACCAATAGATTAGTATAGGTATTAGTAAAATTCTCTCTAAATTTAATATACTCAGGTATCAATCCATATACATCAGTAATAGGGTAATCTAAATACCAATCTAATCTATCTGATGGGCTGTAATTATAAGGCTCAATGATATCATCACCATAGATATTCTTAGATGTTCTCCTGTACAGTAATGCTAAGATGTGGCAGAAGTGATCTAGGTAGTTATTAGAGAAGTAATGCTCTAGGTCTATAAACTCTCCTAGACTAATCTTATTAAATGACTTAAGCACATACTTATCTAGCTTATTCTTATATTTCTTAGATGGCTCTGATTGTATCCATTTAATCTGCTTAGTCAATTCTCTTAGCTCATCAATATCTAACTCCTCAAAGTCAGAGATATTGCTATCTGTTAAAGCAGAAAGTACATCAATCTGATAGTTAAAGATACCATCTTCACTGCTCAGCCTCCTGATCTCCAGGAACTGCTCCACTGATATCTGATTCCAATTCTTTGGTATCTCCATTATTAGTTATTTTATAAGTTACAAAGGTAAGGTAGGGGATAGATATATCTGCTTTGAGTTTACTAAATAGTTTAGCTTTGTGTTTAAGATGTGCAGGATCATAATGCTCAGCATTAGATAAATCTGTTCGTTTAAACATTAGAGCCATGATATCTGAGATATATTCTTTATTATCTTTTTTAACAATTTTTTCAACAATCCTACTATCTTTTACTGACAGTTTCATCTCAGCTCTATAAGTATAGCCATCTATCTCTATCTCCTCTACAGGATCTTTCTTAGTATAGTTATCCTTATTAAACTCCTTAACATTAGCTAAGAACAAGTCAAAGTCTACATCCATCTCATCCTCTGTAATGCCTAAGTACTCAAAGACTTTACAATGTTTCTCTAATGTATCATACTCATCACTGTTATGGATAGCAGATATCTTTTGAAACTGCTCTAGTGTTAGCTCATCCATCTTAGATGGGATTTCTTTACCGAATAAATTTATCATAATTTTTAATTTTTGAACAAATATAAAAAAAATATAATATAGTTATGACTAAAGATATTCCAATCTATAAAATTACTATAGATCCTGAGTACTCAGATGGTGAAGAGTTAGGTATTGAGCAGATAGCTTTTACCTCAACTCCTGCCATAATTACTAAAGGGCTAGCATTTAATGAGAATAAAAAATTGTTTTTCTCAGATGACCTAAAGTATAGAGTAGTAGCACCTGCTATGATACCTATGGAGATATACAGGAATGATGAGGATGGTGATGAGTACTATGTACAATTCTCAGTTGAGAGCATAGAAAACATACATTCCAAATTTATGAAAGATTTATCTAATCGTAATATCTTTAACCTAGAGCATGATACTGATAAGACTGTACCTGCTTATGTACTTGAGGCATGGATAGTAGAAGATCCTAAGAAAGATAAAGCCTACTCTAGCTATGGTATTGAAGTACCTAAAGGCACATTAATGGTAACAGCTCAGGTAACTGATAAGGATTACTATAATGAGCTAGTAGCAAATGAGCAGATAGGTTTCTCAATAGAGGGATTCTTAGGCTTAAAACTAAGTAAACAATTAAATAAATATAATATGAAGTTACCTGATGGAGAGCATCTAATTGAGGGCAAAATCTACATAGTAGTAGATGGAGAAGTTACTGAGATTAAAGATGCACCTGTTGTTGAAGAAGAAACAATGACAGAAGAGATTGCACTAGAGGATACAGTAGTAGAAGAGGAAGTAATTGAGGAGACACCTGCCACAGAAGAGATGGCTATTGATCCTGCTGCTGATGCTGAAGCTATTTTAGCTATAGTACAACCTGTAATTGATGAGCAAATCAATGCTATTATAGCAATGATAGCTGATCTAAGAAATCACATGGAGGAAGTAATGGCAGATGATGTCGCTACTGAGGAAGTGGTAGCTACTAAATTATCTCAAAATGAGAAGTTTGGTATAGTGAGTAAATTTTTAACTAATAACTAATAAATAAAAAACAAAAAAAATGGCAAAACAATTAAGATTCAACTTGGATATTGATGCATCTGCATTATTACAAGCTAACAGTGAGGCATTCTATAGCCGAGCTTATTTACAAGAAGAGGTAGCTGATAACTATCGTACACTACCAGGAGTAAAGTATAAGACTAAAATTTCTAATGTAGTATTTGGTCAAGTTTTACAAGCAGATAACTGTGGATTCAACGCATCTTCTGATGACTTAGCATCTGTAGAGATTGATGTATGTTCTCTATCTGCAATGGCACAAATTTGTCAGTTTGACTTAGAGCAGTCTTTTGTATCTTTACAAATGACTAAAGGATCTAATGGTGATTTCACTGTAGCATCTTTCATGTCATACTATTGGGATGAGATGTCTAAGACTATTGCTGAGAACATTGAGAAGTTACGTTGGTCAGGTGATACTGCATCAAATACTCCTGCACTTGCTTTATGTGATGGATATAAGAAATCACTAGTAGCTGATGCTGCTAATGTAATTGAAGTAGGTGGAGCTACACCTCCAGCTATTGATGCGACTAATGTACTTGCTAAATTAGCTTTAGTATATGCTGCTATCCCTGCTGCTGTAATTGCTAATCAAGAGGATTTGAGAATCTATGTATCAGCTCCTGTAGCTACTGCTTATCGTGCTGCTGTCGCTGCATCTAACACTCAAGCTAACTTAACTCAAGCTCTAGACTTTACTTACTTAGGAATTAAGATGGTATTGTGTCCAGGAATGCTTACTAAGTCTACTATCGTAGCTACATTAAAGCAAAATTTACTCTATGCTTTTGATGCAGAGGGAGATGGTAAAGCTCTAAGAGCTGTAAATCTAGCTGATACTGTAGCTGAGCCTGTAATCAGAACTCGTGCAAATGTAAAAGTAGGATTTACTCACGTTAATGGTAATGAGATTGTATTCTACAACTCTGCATCTTAATTAACTAATTTATAAATCTAAGGGAGTGATGAGCTCCCTTTACTAAAAACATATATCATGAGCTGTGAAGCATTACAATCAATCCAAAAAAATTGCTCTAATAACATTGGAGGAATTAAAAACGTATGGGTAAATCAACAAGATGAGGTATCAGTTACAGTAACAGGAGGAGAATGGATAGTATCTGCAATTACTGTAGGTGATCCATGTGTACCTTTTGCTATCAACAGAAATACAGGTAACTATACAGAAGAAACTGCCGTAGATTTAATCAATGGATCTAACATTGTTACTCAGACTATTACTCTTATGTTTAACCGTAGAGACAAAGAGAAATCAGAAGCTATCCATGTACTTGGATCAGGTCAGCAGTACTTAGCTGTATTTGTTCAAGATGCTAATGATAAGTATTGGTATTTTGAAAATGTACAACTTACTGCTACAGGTGAGGGATCAGGTACAGCAAGAGCTGATGGTAGTAAATACTCCATCACATTATTAGCTGAGTCTGAGCACTTGGCTTATGAAGTATTAAGTACATTAATTACAACTAATGCGACAGACTTTCCACCTGCTGTACAATCATAATCTAATACCCTAATAATTAAAGCTCTACATATTGTAGGGCTTTTTTTTTAAACATTTTTTGACCTTAATATAATATAGTTATATGATATACATTAAAAAAGATGAGGTCAATCAGATTATACTTACACTCACTGAGGTAAGTACACTGCCTAATCCTTATTATTTATTTGTTTTTCAGAATGAAATGGATAAGCTGTCTGCACCTATTACATTCTACACTGCTGATCTATCAGCTTATCCTGAAAGATTTAATCAGTTTGAGCTAGATGAGCCTGTAGATTTGGAATTAGTTAAAGGACAGTATACATATAGTATCTATGAGTCCACTATCACACCTCCAACTATTGCTAACTCCACAGGAGTAGTGATTGAAGAGGGCAGGATGGTAGTATCAGGACCAATAGTATCATCAATTTATGAGTAATTATGGCATTAAAAGATTTTTTTAAAACAGTAAAGCATGAAATAGTAGAGGGATATCAGTCATTCTCTACTCCATTCCTTAAGGTAGGAGGTGCTAACCTAACTCTACCCTATGTAAATGGTAGGCATCAGACTAATGGATATATCCCCTTTGGGCAGGATAACCTATTCCCTGAGCTACTCAATCAGATATTCTATTCTAGTCCATTACATGGCTCTATTGTAGGGTATAAAGTGAATGCAGCTGTAGGTGGTGGATTTAATATAGTAGCTGATAGGCTAACACTTGAAGATAAGCTAGAGCTATATACACTAGAGAGAAAATTAAACATAAAAAAAGTAGTACCTGCTGTAACTCAGCAACTGATACTCCATAATAGAGTATATTTTAAACTCTGCTTTGATGATAAAATGAAGCTCACAAAGATTGTCAATCTATCCCCTGAGAAACTTAGAGTAAATTTAGATAGAAAGAGATACTATATCTGTGATGATTGGGCTAGTAGAATAAATGTACAGGAGATTAAAAGATACTCTCCTACCTCTAGAGATTATGAGCAACTCTTTGTATATGAGGTAGAATGTATTGGACAGGATTACTACCCATTACCTCAATATACCTCAGCTCTCAACTTTGCATTCTTATCAGGTGAGCTTAGCTATTTTGCTAAAAGTAATATCCAAAATTCAGTATTCCCTAGCTTTGCTATGATGTTCCCTAAAAGACCTCAGTCTGAGGAGGAAAAAAACATGATAAGAAATACTATAGATAGATTGAAAGGTGCTGCTAATGCAGGTAAGGCTGTAGCATTCTTTGCTAATAGTCAGGATCAATTACCAAAGATAGAGTCACTACCTACTAATGGTAATGATAGTCTATTCCAGGAGGCATCACAGCTGAATACTGAGCAGATTTGCTTTAGTCATACTATTGATCCTATACTTATGGGTATTCGTACAACAGGATCACTAGGTAATGGCTCAGATATTAAGCAGGCATATATCATATTTGAGAAAAATGTAGTAATGCCTCTGAGAGAAATGGTATCAGATATCTTTAATGAGCTGTTATTTATAGCTAAGATTGATGCAGATTTTACAATCAATAACTATCAGATAATTAATGAGGCTATTGTAGAATTAGAGGGAGATACCTCTAAGACTAATGATGCACTTAATAGTCTATCACCTTTGGTAGCTACTAAAGTACTTGAGACTATGACTGAAAATGAAATTAGAGCCTTAGCATCTTTACCTCCTGTACCAGGTGGAGATAAGAGCAAGTCACAAATCGCACAAACACCTATAATCTGATGCTTTACTTTATAACAGAAACCTATCTAAAGAATAACACACCCATCACAGCTAATGTAGATGTCAATAATGTTACTCCCTACTTAGCTACTCAAGCTCAGCTAAGAATCATGCCTATCTTAGGTACTACATTCTATAATGACTTACTAACTAAGTATAATAATCAGACTTTAGATCCTGATGAGGAGGACTTAGTGGCATTCATTCAGCCTATTATTGCATGGAGAGCTGCAGAGGATGCTGTATTTGGTC